CTAATTAGAAAACAACAATTTTAATACTCCATATATTATTATAAATAAAATTAAGGAAAACACTGAAACAAGTATTACCTTTAATGAAGTATTAGCATTCGAGTTTTTTATAATAAGAGAACTTAAAAAAACTGAGATAAAAATACTTACTCCAAGAAGAACACTATCCAAATTAAGAAATGTGCTTTTTAAGTATATCAACATAATAAGACCTCTCTTTTTATTGATACTTCCAACTATATACAAGAACTTTAGGTTGAGTATTACGAATTAAACCTTTAACTTCTACTCCTCCTTTAATAGTCTCTCCTGCAAATATCCCTACTAAAGTTGAAGCTAACGCACCAGCAATACTCCAACCTACGCCTGGAATCAAAGCAACTAACGAACCAGCAACAGATCCTCCACCGCCAGCGACCATTAATGTTACTGTTTTATTCATTTTTAACGTGAAATTACCATTTTTTGAAATTTTAAATGAATTTACACCTTTCTTAGCCCTAAATGATTCTGATGGCTGTTCTTTTTCTATTTTTTCAATTTGCTTTCTTTGTTCAACCGTTGCATTTTCTTTCATTTTTGCAATCATCGTTGCATCATCCATAGTATAAATAGTTGAACCATCAACTGTTTTTTTCTTTTGCCAACCACTCTCTACAAAATCTTTATCAATTTCTTTTTGTTGAGAAGCACTTAATCTTTCTCCTTTCGTTACATCTGATAATTGCTGCTGCTCGTTATTTTTCGGATTTGTTTCATCTGCTGATACAAAAGACTGGTTAAAGGTACTCAGCAAAACTGAAATTACCACTGTCGAAGTTAATAATTTTTTCAAATTCAACATCTCCTTATATGTATATATTATGTATATGAATTAAAATAACATTATAAACCGATAAAATCGACCTTTTATATTTATTTATAATTGGAATTAAATTAATATATATAAGATTTATTTATTCCAATTGCTTTATTGACAACGAGTCTCTGAACCCTTAACTATTTTAAAATAGACATAATTGAGCAATTTATTTTTTTGAATACTTTTTAAAAAATCCAATAAACCAAAATATTAAAAACCATAATAAAACACCAAAAGTAAGTCCATCTAAAAATCTAAACAATAATTTTTCAGGTGACGGAAGTAAATAGTTCATTGTACAACGAATCATAAATGCTAATACCAATGCTTTTAAAAAGTAATTAACTTTATCCAATTACCGTTCTCCTTTTATTTTTAATTTAATTCCTTTTAATAAACTTAAGAACATAAGAGATAATGGCGCACAAAATGATAAAAACTAACAAAGTAAGTCCTATATATAAACTACTCTCGTTCCACTTAACTCCTATCTCTACATTTCCATTACTTTCGAATTTTAAATATAAATTAAAGGCTATTAATAATAAAATACTAATACTTGAAATAATGCCTACAATATCAAATAATTTCTTAGCATGAGGGTGTTTAACATTTTTATTTAACATATTCTCACTCCTTTTAAATTATAATTTATTAATTAATTTAAATTCTAACAAAATAACTCCGCGATTAAAAATCCAAAAATGCCCATCTGAATATTTTCAGATAGGCTCTATTTAATCCTCTAACAATATATCATCAACAATCATAGTTCTATTAGGATAGTTTTCTTTTATTTTATCTGGCTCTCTCTCTGTATCTTCTTCATCGCCTTTATCCCATTCACCAATATTAACAATTACCGGAGTATCACCTGTAAAAGCTTTTCTCTCAGTAAATAGTTTATGACACCTCCCAAGCATATCATCACGAACTTTCAAAAGATCACTTGGCTTAATAAGTACTTCTACTAGCTGTACATATTCATTATAAACAAGTTGCACTTTACCGTTTTGTGGGTTTTTCTTATATTCACCTCGATTTATAACAACTCCCTTAGTTTCTGTCACCATTAGCTGAATTGGTTAATAAATATAGTTATTCATTAATACTTAATACATTTTCATCAATGATATTTTCTGCCCTTTTCCCAACTTCGAAAACACGAAAAAACCCTCTAACCATTGCGGTTAAAGGGTTGTTGAATTATTATATTCTATTCCCACTCGATGATATGTATTTTTTACATGTGTTTTCTACTATTTACATACGTTGTTATATTAGAGTTTTATAGGCACTTCTTTTTCATAGATTGCTATTAATTTTCAATTAACGTATTCAAAACGTATTCAAAACAAAAAAATGATTTGTTTAACTTGTCCGTATGCTAACAATTTAATACTTTTGCCTATATATCATACATATACTATTTTTATACTTATTTAAAATAGGATAAATATATAGCTATACTAACCATGATTAATGCAATTACTCCATGCAATATTAAATTAATCATTATCATTTTTCTATTCATATTTGCTTTGCGGTTCATTCTTCTATAATTCATATTGTATAAAAGTGTATTAATTACAGAATATATGAGTATAAACAATATACCTAATAGGATAGCAGCATATATATTCAATATAGTTCACCTCAGTTGTTTAATAAACTATCTCAACTGTAAAATTGTTAGTCGATTCTCTCAATGCTTTAGAACGCGTCTCTCAGCGTCTTAAATTACAAAAAATGCCACTTATAGTGGTGTTCAAAGAACAGTTTATTTAACTTACCGTTTGTTAAATACTAATTTTTAATTTAAAGTCAAGTTATTTTTATATATAAATTATAATTTTATAAAACATTATTATTTATAATGAATATTTCACTTTTTTATAATTTAATTGAATTTAAATTTTTTCATATTTATCATTTAATTTTTTGACATGTGTTAAAATATCGTCATAGTGCATACTTAAATCATACATATATTCATCTAAGATTTTAGGAATATCTGTATGAGGTTTTAAACTAGCTTTATAATCTCTTTTATATTCTTCAACTCTGATTGTCTCTAAGGGCAACAAGTAATTTTCATCTAATTTCTCGATATAAAAAGTATCATTTAAATTGGTAATTATAGTTTTTAATGAGTTATACTTAAATACCAATTGATCATAATCTTTTTTTAATTCATAAGCTATCGTGTCTTTTGTATTAAAATCACTTTCTAATCGATATTTATCTTGTTCCATATATTGCAATTCATTCATTTTCTCATTACTTTTTTCATATAAATTTCCATAGTTATCATAATAGACTATTAACTTTTCTAGATATATATTAGCTATATCAATTTCTTTTTTTAATTTTTCCATATGTAAAAATCTATCATTTTCTTCCTTTTCAGCTTTTAGCTGTTTTTCTAAGAAATCTTTCTGTTCTTTGTGTTGAAAGTAAGCTACAAAAATAACTCCGCCTGTTCCTATAATACCCCCAAAAAAACTCCCCCAAAAACCAAGCCAACCATTTGCATCTCCTTCAGCATTATCAATTAATGGAACATAAATCATTCCTAAAGCTAATAAAATAGGTACTATAAACATTAAAATAATAGCACTTATCATTGATATTATTATTTTTTTCACAATATTATCCTCTCTTTTTAATTATTATATACTCGTGTACATTAATGTATACTTGTATAATATCAATTTTACGGAAAAGTGATTATTTATTTTTATTAAATATATCATTGCAAATAAAATAGTTGTAGTCCTAATTTAGGACTGCAACAATGTATTAGCATATTACCAAATTGAGAATGTATTTATGTACAAAAGTAGTTCCAATTATATACATAAATTCATAAGGGATGACGTTTCGTTCATTCCATTAGATATCAAAGGGAGACTTGTTTCCCTACTCTCTTTATCTTATACTCATGTAGCTAACGTCACAAATTATTACATCAATTCACATGCACTAAAATAGCCCGTTAGCTTACTCGCTAAAATACTTCGAAATTTTATTTCTCATTACGCAAATATATATAGGTTAGACAATCCACATTTGGATTTTCAGAATTTAGAGAACCGACATTTCGGTTTTCTAATGCACCAACTTAGCGCATCAGCTTTTTATTGATTAATAAGCTCATATTTGAGCCGATTAAATATATAGAGCTATTCAGTTCTATTACTGAACCCACATTTGGGCTGTGTATAAACCAATATCCCCTAATTTGAGGAAATTAAAAGGGCACCCCTAATTTGGGGCACCCTTTATTCTTTTATCAAACTACTTCCCTATTTTAAGGTACTGATTACAACCGGACTTTTAAGTACGTTTGTTATTATATGAAATGTAAAGTTTTGACAAGTTAAAAAGACTACATCTAACGGATACAATCATTTAAAGGATGCTCAATTTTGATTAGTACATTTCAGTAGATGCGTTCATTATCTTTAAGAAAACTATAATTGTAAATGATAATCGTCTACTTTTGTGTTTATAAATCACACTTACATTTATTTTTTTATTTTAGTATTATTTCTATATAGTATCAAGACAAGAAGAAACACGTTTCAAAAACCTAAAATATGGAGGATAATATATGATCTTTATAAGTGCATGTTTAATCGGTCAAAATGTTAGGTATAACGGGGGAAACAAACTCAACACCAATTTAAAAAAGCTTGTAGACCAAGGTATAGCAAAACCAATATGCCCTGAAATTTTAGGAGGCCTAACAACTCCAAGAAATCCCGCAGAAATTGTAGGAGGAGATGGCTTTGATGTATTAGAAAATAAAGCTAAAATCATTGATAATCAAGGAAACGACGTTACAAAAGAATATATAAATGGAGCTATGAAAGCATTAGATACTTGTCAAAAAATGAATTGTAAAACATTAATATTAAAATCTGATAGTCCAACTTGCAGTTCTGAAAATATTTACAGCGGTGAATTTAACGGAAACAAAAAGCAAGGAGTAGGAGTATTTTCAGCACTACTAATAAAAAATGGAATACAAGTTTACAACGAAAAAAACTATAATATTTAAATGCTTTATTTCAAATAGCTTTATTGACTTTGAGCCTCTAAATCCTTAAAAAACCTAAAACTTGTCGAACGGTCGGCTTAATAGTTCATGCTATGCCGACATTCGACTATAAGTTTAGTTAAGTATTCTTCTTAACATCAATAAATTTTCTCGGTATAAATGCGTGCTCTACCTCTTTTTATTCTTCTTATTTTTTTCGTTTACAGAAATTATAATTGGTAACAGACCACAACAAATAGCAATTATCAAAAACAAACCAACATTCATAAAAAAACTCCTTTTTAATATTCTATTACAAGAATTATTTAAATTTCAAATGCCCTTATTTGCAATTTTAAGGTACTTTTTAGAGCATTTAGAGAATTTCATATATATTTTTATTTAATGGTTCTTAAAAAGCAAATAAAAGATAAATTTAAAAAATCAGAAAAACAAATCTTTACTTTAGATACTAACAAATTAAACTCTTATTTAGTAATTCATCATAATTAAACTTTACACATAGCCTATAAGCATAGCTAATCGTCTAATTATACAGTCGCGTTTTCTTAATACACTTGTTTTACTTATATAGAAATGATTAGCGATATCTTGCCACTCATAACAACCTATTGGGCACTCCCAGTATCTTAGACGAATAATCTCTTTAGTTATATCGTCTGCTTCATCTAATAGTTGATCCACACCATTAACAATATTACACAATCTCTTATATTTGTTCTTCATACCTATGTTAGTTACTTCATCATTAGTATTATTTAGTAATTCAAACTGAGTAAACTTCATTTCTTTGCGATACTGCTCTATACGTTCTATATAGTCCTCTAGTTTCTTAATATCGTGCCTTTCAATCGTTAGCAAAGTAATACACCTCTAAATTTCAAGTTTTTTCAAGTTCTTAATGTAATATACCTAATTCATCAGATAAGCTAATAAGAATATTATTTCTTAAGTTATATGCTGTTGATTTACTTATGTTAGTCTTAAACGCTACTCCAGAAACATTTAGCTTCTCTGGGTTATTGAAGTAATACTTTTCCATAAATTGTCTGTTATCAAAGCTGCATGTCTTATAAACGTTTTCTATTGCTTCTTTCATCTTATTTAATTGCTTTAATTGTTTATTTTTCAACGTTGCTTTTTCTTTAAATTGAGCTGGATAAATTATTTTATTATTCAGACGTTCAATATCCCTATCCATGTACTTATAGTTTTTTAATTCACTTTCTAGATAGTTTATAGTCTCTTTTCTTAACCTCAATAATAATTACCTCTCTAAATTTAGTTTTTATTGAAATATAATCCATAGACATAAAACCTATCATAACCGGATTATATATTAGGTTTTCTCAGGTTTTTTATAATCTATCAAATGCTACATAGAGCATTGTAGTAGCTACTAAATCGTATAATGTAGATGTTTTGTAACTATCTACTTAAATGTGCTTAAAAAGACTCTGAACACATTTTGCAAAACATTTACTTCTTTTTTATGGTGTCCAAAAAGTCCCTTTTTTATGGCTGCCGAAAATGCCGAATAAATATTCATCTCAATTACTTATTTTCCTGTACTGTTGTATCAAATTGGTTAGTATTAGATTGTTCATTACGTTTTTCTTTCTTCTCTATAATTAAGTCGATGTACCCACGTTCTAATGCGAAATCAAATAGCATTTGTTGAATGTGTGGTGGCATTGTTATTCCTCCTTAGATAAGAATTTATTAATTAAGTATTACTTTCCTTTTTAAGTTGCTATTAGTGTTTTACTTATAGATATATAATCATCAAAATGTGTAATTGATGTTTCTTTTATTTCAAATAACCTACATCGTTAGTCATTCTTTACTTTCCAACTTGGATAAGACACTTTTACGCAATCCCCCACTTAATCCACTCACCTTAACAAAACTTAACTTTTTTAATTAAAGGGAGTTAAGAAATGCCCCCCCTTTTGTCGTTAAATTATCAACAAATTTCATCATTCAAAGTAAGTTATCGTAAGTTTCCAACCTAATAGGAGGGGCTGTATAGCAATTTTTAGTATTTTTAGTATTGTACTACCGAATATGTAGTAATTTGCAGTAGTTTTAACAAACGCTAAATTTTAAATAGCTAAAATATCTTTAAAGCTATACTAAATCTACATTTAAGCCCTTTTAAAACACTCCGAAAATTTGCATTATTTAGCATTAACTAAACGGTCAAAAAAGATCGCATACTTTTATGCTGTTAGACATTAACGACTAATGACTTAAATAAGCACTAACTCTTTTATGAGCAGTAGCTTTTTATAATCAGCGTTTACGTCGTTATTTTTAAGCGGTATATATATTTAACACTCACATTTTCCAACAATTTTACTAATACACTGAATTTTGTCCTACATTTTCCGACATTTTGAGTTCTTCCATACGCTTGTCAATATAGGATTTTATCCCAACATTTCCCAACAATTTAAGTGTGTTCAATCTATAATTTTATGAAGCGGTTAATCTATTAATCAACCTCATCAGCTATCTTATCAAGCAACCCATTATATAACTGTCTTATTCTCTCACCTGATAGATTAAATATATTACCAACTTCACGAAACGTTTTACCCTGACATAATAAATAAAATATAAAATATTCTTTTCGTGTTCCTATTCTATCGACAATACGTTCAAGCTCATTATAAAAGATTTGACTATCTGTATATTCATTTAACTCGTCTAATTCCGACTTCCCACTAATTTCAAAGAAGTTATCTATATCCAACTCACTTTCACTGATATCAATTGTTGTATTATTTTGATAATCTTTAATGAATTGTTTTATAGTCTCTTTACTATATTTCATACCTAAACCTCTGTTTTATACGAATGAGTAGCTTGATAGATATCACGTCTTAACCGTTCAATTAAATTACCATCAGCACTGTTTCCATTAGAACGCAAATAGAACATAACTTCTTTTTGTTCTAATGGTGCATACCCCTTAACTATGTGTTTTAATATCGCTAACTTTCTACTGGATCGTTTAATATATCCATTCAGTTTAGCTTTCTCATCAAGTATATGCATAACTAGTTTCTCTAATGGATAAGAAACTGTAACAAACCCTAATACATCACTAGCCGTAGAATGAGAAATATTTAGGTAATACATAGATTCTATTTGCAACCTAATACCTTTGACCTTTGTATTTATAAAATGCGGATTATATGCTGTTAGTAACTCATATTCTGTAATTTTATTTTCACGATAATATAAACAGTAACCTACTTTCTTTATATTTATCTTTTTTGAACAGTGATTATTCTTATTACACGTTGTTGTAGACGCACAGACATTGCATATATCATTCTGTGTACTATTAAATAACTTCACATCATTATTCATAAAATGGTCTTTTATGGGTGCCGATTTTGCCATTTAAAGCCTCCTCAATATAAAGGTTGTCTATCTCACTACAAGATAGGCATGCTATTTATTTTACAATTCTATTCTTTCGAGCTATTTCCCGTAAGCTCACCCCATCACTACTTTGCTGATAAATATTTTTGGATCTTTCTGAATTAGTAATACGGTTTAAACGTGCATATTCTCGAAGAGATTGTTCATCTTTATGCTCCTCTTTTTTCTTTTCTTCTTCTACTTGATTATTAATTTCTTCGCTTATACTATCTACAATTTCCCAATCTTCATCAGATACATTAATGTTGCCTTCTTTGTCATGTCCAGCTATTAAATCAGCTATAACACCTCTATATAACTCATCTTTTTTATCCATTTTTACGCTCCTTTACAAACTTCATTTTTTGATTTGTACCTATAATTGGCAATTCACTATTAGAGACATAATAATTTGGTGCATATTCTCTGAAATGAGGTCTTAGATTACTTCTTATTTGGGCATCTTCGTCGAAATTCTCGCGTCTATAAGGAATCGCATAACGTTCGAACTCCTCTGTGTATCGCTCGTTTAAATCATTAATTTCATCGATAATATCATTGTATTGCTCAATGATTGGTTCAAATTTAGCTATTAGTCCTTGTTTTTCATCCTCATATAACTTGGGTAATTCAGATTGATGTTTAATCAATTCAATAGCTTTTTCTTTTCTAGTTTCATCAAATACTTCTTGTTTAGTAGTAAGACGTTTGTTAATAGCCTTTAATTGCTTTTCCTCTGTATCAGTTGTTTCATATAACTTATCTGCTTTATCATCTTCACCATTCGCTACTAACTGTTTATATTCCTCTTTATCTGCTTTAATTTTAGCTTGCAAGTCATTACGTTGTTGTTCTAATTCATTAATTGCTTTACGTTGATTAGTAATAAACTGGTTGTATTCTTCTAAATATGATTCTGTTTTCATTTTTAAATTCTCCTTAACATTTCAATATTTAAATCTAATTTTTAAACTTCTACCTCATACAAAGAAATGGAAATACAATGTTTTTATATCTCAATCGATTTAAAACACGTTTATAAGCCTGTTTTAAAACGTTTATTAAATTTGGTACTTTATAATATGCTATTAAGCTCTTTTCGTTGTTCATATAGCTTCTAAATAACAAATTAAGTTGTTTCAATGATTAACTATTTAGTAACGGACAATTTAGTCCGCTACTATTAACTATGACTTAAAATCTTTTAGCCTATAATCATTACCACGCATTTTAATTACCTCAGTATTTTTCATTAACCTGCTAAATATCTTCGTCATATCCTTTGTCTTTGCTAATTCTGACGCCTCATTATTAGATGTTATGATGTTATTCTTGCCAGTTCTCAAATTTGCTACACTAAACATCTTACTTATGCCATATTGGGATAAGGATGTTCCGTAGTCATCGATTACAAGTAAATCAACATTTTTAATCAGTTGATCTAATTGTTTTTCTGTTGTCTCTGATTTTTTGTTATACGTATCTCTATATGCTGTTACTAACTCTGAAACATCAATAAATAGAGCAGTATAGCCTTTCTTTTTAACCTCTCTTACAACAGACATAGCTAAGTGACTTTTACCTATTCCAAAACTGCCCTGTAAAAACAATGACTTGGGTTTGTCTCTTGAGAAGTTAGCTGCATATTTTTGTATCGTTTGTTTGGCCTCCAGCAGTTCGTTGTTGGGTGGCTTGTAATTATCAAAATTTGCTTCAAGTAAATCGTCATTTGTTAACGATTGCTTGAATACACTTTCGATACTGTTACGCTGTCGTTTCGCTTTATAATTATTTGTACTCTCTTTGGCCATTCTGATAGCCTCACAATCGCAACCATATCTAAATTCAGTGCCATCTTCGAATTGATAATAATCGTACCTATTGCCACATCTATCACACTTTAAATCAAGTTGTTCTTTAACAATCTTTTTACGCATTTTGCTTTTTAAATCTATATCAAGAATGCTTTTCAATATCTTCCCTCCTAAAATAAATTGGCGTATTGTGAGTTATCAAATTCTTCATCATCAATTTGTGTTGTTTTCTTTTGAGTATCACGCTGCTTTTTATAAGCATTTATATCCTCAACAGACTTAACACCCTTTTCACTCCAATTTCTTAATATGCTATTTACATAACTCCATTTGAATACATTATTAGAAGCGGCTTCCTTAAAAGCTTCTATTACGATATCCTCATTATTGTTAAAATCATCAATCCAATTATTAATTTGATCTACAATTATTGGTCGCAACATTCCAAAACCATTTTCTTGGTAAAAGTTAAATACATTACTATGAGAATTTGGCAGTGGTTGTTGTGTGGTGCTTGCACTACTACTACTTGTATTATTTAATCTTGTAATATTCTCTTGACTTGTAATATTCTCTTGGAAGTTTGCTTCTATAGGTGTACGCACTATATTTTCTACACCCCTATGGAAATTATCTTCTATAGGTATAGAAGTATGCGTTATGGGGTACATTTTTCTTTTCTTTACTTCCTTACCATTTAATTCAAGTTCTATTTTCAAATAATTTAACTTTTTTAAGTTATTTATACGTGTTGATATAGTTCTTTTAGATACTTCATACAACTTAGCAAAGTAATTATTGCTTGCTGAACAGTAAGCATATTTATTACTTAATGCTGTTATTTCCGCATAAAGTATTTTCTCACTATCAGTTAATCGGTTATCATAACGAACACTTGCTGTTAATATTGCGTAATAACTCGGTTGTTCCAATCTTCTGACCTCCTTTGCTGCTAACTTTTATCAATCTATAAAAAGCCTTTTTCAAATAATTGTGTTCGTAGTGTTTTAAAACGCTTGTAACTAATCATCAAATCATTGCATGTCTGCGTAGCGCTAGGAATAAAGTTATCCCCTACATAAGCCATGTAATAGCAATACAATGCTTTAGCTTCGATACTTATATCTTTGCTAGACATAACACTTTGCGTAATTACGCCGTAACCTTTCGAACACTTGATTTTATTAGTCATAAAATGCTATCCTTTCAGTAGTTTATTACTTTTTTAATTTTTCGTTATCAGTTACTTTGGTCGGTGCTGATAACGTTTCTTTTTTATCTTCTTCTCTAAATTTTGTTAATAGTTTATCTAGTTCTTCAATGTAAACACGAAGTAATTCGGCATGTTGTTCATGCTGTATACGATTTTCTAAATAACTTGCTGAATACAGTATGTGTTCCTCTCTAGTTTCTAATCTATTTTTTTTAAATACATCATCTCCATGCCATACATATGTAGTAAATAAATCATCTAACTTATCCTTTATAACTTCTAAATCACATAAAATATTTCTTTGTTCAAAATTCATTATTTTACCTCCAAAAATTTTAATCCATAGGTTGATGCTAAAAAGTAAACTCCAAATGCTATAAATATATCTGTCAAGAATGCTACTGATAAAGTAACTAGAGTAATTACTACGATATATGTCAATAAAATTTTCATTTATTTATCTCCTTAATCATTTGCTTGCGGGCAAGATTTTTTATTGCTTTTGCGATAATAAAGATTCTTCGACTTCTTGACGATCATAGTAATAACTTCGTCCCTGTTTACGTTTAGTAAGTCCTAAACGTTCCCACTCTGTAACATCACTATGTGTACATCTGTATAACTTCCTTACTTCTGTTTGTGTAAGCCATCGCCTATGTTGTTGCTCTATCTTTTGCTGTGCGATTTGCTCGGCCAATTTCAATATGCCTTTTGCTAATTCAATAGAAGCAGCTTCACTTAAAATTGATTGTTCTGCCATATTTAAGCCTCCTCGACAGTGATATTGAATATATCGCTAATCTCTACATTAAGTATTTCGGCCATTTTCTTTGCTAATACTGGTGACGGTGTTCTTTTGCCATTTACAATCTGATTAGCATAAGAAGTATTAATATCTAATGCTTTGGCAAATTTAGATATTGAATAACCTTTTTTAAATAAAGCGATTTTAAAATCAATTATTTTACTTTCCACTTTCATATTATCCCTCCTTAATAACCACCTTATTGGTTACTGTAACCATATTATAAACATCATAGAAATATAATGTCAATAAATAGTTTATTTTAAATACCTTGTTGGTTATAATTGTTTTAGGAGGTCGCTTATGATAATATATTCAAATTTACGTGTAAAAATGGCTGAAAGAGGCTTTAGTATCAAAGATGTAAGAGAAAAAACTGGTTTATCTAGGACAACTATATCTAATCTTTATAACGGTTATAGCGATGGAATTAAATTTAATACCCTAGAAGCGTTATGTGATTTATTTAACTGTACGCCTAATGATTTATTAAAAAGTTTAGAAATAAACATTCTAGATTCTAAATTTAATATATTGCCTTTAAATAACACTTATTTGATTTACTATGTTGAAACTGTTTTAAAAATTTCGATCAATTCTATTGAAAAAGAAATCAACTTAACTATTTCTATGGAGTTATCACATACAGAAATTGAGGATATTTTTGAAGGTGTTTTGTATCTTGAAGATTCAAATATCATCGAAGAAGATGATTTTAATACTAATCCATATTTGACAAATAAAATTAATGAGCATTTAGAAAAGTATGTTCTTACTTCTTTTTATGATAGTAAAATTTGGCACAGACACGATATTTCATTATTAGATATTCAATATTCTTGGGAATAGTATCCACTCCTGCTTACGAGTCCATACATACTATTTACACATTAATAAAGCATTACATAGTCGTTTATATACAATTTAATTAAAGGAGAAAGATAGAATGTACTTTAATGATTGGAAAGTTACTATTAACGGAAAAGGATCACATGATGTTGTGACAAATGAAGATACTTTGTTAATTTTGCAAGATTATCAACATGTTGAAATAGCATTAAAATTAGTAAACGATACTATTCAAGTAAAATCATTAGGATATGGAGAGGATGTAAGCATTAACCCTACTACAAAAGAAATAACGATTAATGTAACAAATTTATTAGAAGATGATGAGTAATTAATTAAAGGAGGTTGAGGTATGGAGAACTTAAGTAAACAACTGGTTGATAAAAGCGTTGAATCTTTTATTTTAGGTTTAGAAATATATAATAAACCAACAATTAAATACAGAATTGAGGGTTTTTCGTTCTTTATATGTAATGCATGGGAATTAATGTTAAAAGCGGAATTATTAAATCGTGGAGAAAATATTTATTATAAAGATAACCCTGATAGGACAATTAATTTAAATAATGCTATCAAATTAATCTATCCCGATTATAATACTCGAATAAGATTGAATTTAGAAAAAATTGTTGATTTGAGAAATATTAGCACTCACTTTATAACTCAAGAATATGAGATCAAGTATGCTCCATTATTCCAAGCATGTGTAATGAACTATATTAATGAAACTATGCGATTTCATAATAAAGATGTTTCTGAAAATATTTCTCAAAATTTTTTAACTATTTCTGCTACTTATGAACCATTATCTAACGAACAAATAAAATTAAAATATCCACCTGAAATTGCAGAAAAATTTATTAAAGAGTCCAATAATATAGATGTATTAAGCAAGGAATATAATTCTGATAAATTTTCAATTGGTATTAAGCAAAATTTATATATAACGAAAAAGGCAGAAAATGCTGATTTCATGGTGGCTGTACATAAAGATTCGGATAATAAAGTTGATTTTGTTAAAGAATATAAAGATCCATCAGATACACATAAATATTCATTCAATAATGTAATAACAGCAGTAAATGAGAGACTTAAGAAGAAAAGTATAAATATCGGTTATTCCAAAGGTTTCAATCAGTATGTACTAAATTTAATAATTGATTTTTACGATATCAAAAAAGAGGAAAAATATGCTTATAAGCACACAATAGGAAAACAAGAATCTTTCACTTATTCTCAACAATTTATTGAATTTATTATTAATGAAATAAAGAAGAATCCAACAAAATTTGTAGATAGCTTAAGAAATAAAAAAAGATAACCCCAGGCACATAGGAATGCTCAGTGCGTATGCACCTACCCCTTTTTGGGACCCAGCGTTAATCCTTCTCGAGTTATCTTGACTTTATTATATGACATTATAGATAGTAATTCAAGAATTATAATTTTAGGGTAGTAAGCCTACCCTATTATAAATTTACCTACAACAACAATATTAATACTATTACCGCACCGATGAGTAACCACTCTCAAAGGTGTGTTCAATCCAATCAAACGCATGCGGGCAAGTAGAAAGGATTGATTTACCATGATTAAAAAATATACAAAAAAAGATGGTTCAACTGCTTATATGTTTGTTGCATATCTTGGCATTGATCCAATCACTCGTAAGCAGAAGCGAACAACAAGAAGAGGTTTTAAAACAGAAAGAGAGGCCAAAATCGCAGAGGCTAAGCTGCAAACAGAAGTACAAGCTAATGGCTTTTTAAACAACGAAATAACGACGTTTAAGCAGGTGTATGACCTTTGGTTAGAACAATATAAACATACCGTTAGAGAAAGCACCTATCAGCGTGTAGTTACTTTATTTAACACTGCTATATTACAACACTTTGATAATGTATCTATAAAATCTATTACTATCCCCTACTGTCAAAGAGTTATTAATAAGTGGAACGATAAATACAAAGATATGAAAGCTATTAGAATATATACATCAAACGTCTTTGAATATGCTGTTAATTTAAAAATTATAAATGAAAACCCATTTAAACACACAAAGCAACCACGTAAAAAAGAAACACCACAAGAAGATTCTTACGCTTATTACTCTAGGGACGAATTACAGACGTTTCTCGGCTTTGTTGAAGATAACCTAGTGGATTATGCTATTTTTAGAACATTAGCATTCACAGGTTTTAGAAGAGGTGAATTAATGGCGTTAACTTGGAACGATATTAATTTTGAGAAGAAAACCATTACTATTAATAAAACATGTGCAAGAGGTAATAACTACAAACCTATTATTCAACCTCCTAAAACTAAATCATCATACAGAACAATAAGTGTTGATGATAAGACGTTAAGCATACTGAAACAATGGAAAATAGAACAACGTACAGAGTCATTGAAATTCGGTCACAACACATTAAAAAAAGATCAGTTTGTTTTTACTAATGTGTCAACAAATAAACGCTTATACCCAGAATACTGTAATAAAGAGTTAGCTAATGTTTGCAAGAAACATAATTTTAAACAAATTAAACTACACGTTTTTAGACATGTACATTGTTCTTTACTTTTTGAGGCTGGTCTAACTATTCAAGAAGTTCAAGACAGATTAGGTCACGGAGATATTAAAACAACTATGGATATATACGCACATGTTACTGAAAAACAACGTGATCAAGTAGCTGAAAAATTCGCAAATTATATCAATTTTTAA